AACAAGAGGACGATCTCACATGCCCCTTCCGAACAATAGCGTGACCCGCTTTCCGGGTGGCCTGAACGCTTCGCCCGACTCGTCGCTGTTCGCGAACCTGCCGATCCCGACGGGCCTTTCACTCCATACCTACGTGAATGACTTCGATCAGTTCATCGCGGCCGATTGGGTCATCACCGAAACGCAGGCCGCTGCGACGCAAGCGCTCACGGCCGGCGACGGCGGGTGGCTTGCGCTGGTGAACAGCGCGGCCAACAACGACCTAAACGCGATCCAGAAAACGCCGGCTGCCTTCAGTTTCACGGCTGGCAAGCAGGCGTGGTTCTCGACCCGGCTAAAGGTCGACGATGCCTCGCTCGCGGCCTTCGTGGTCGGCTTGCAGGTCGTGGACACGACGCCTCTCGATGTGACCGACGGCATATACTTCCTCAAGTCCGCAGCCTCGACGGCTGTCCAGTTCATCTGCCGCAAGGACGCCACCACCGGCTCGACCTCGATCGCGAACATCGGCACCGTCGCGAACGATACGTTCGTGCTCCTGTCGTGGTACTACGACGGGCAGAGCACGGTCTACTGCTCGTTCAACGGCACTCCCGTCGGGTCGCTGTCGGCCACTTCGGCGTACCTGCCCGACGCGATCACGACCATCAGTCTGGCCGTCCAGAATGGCTCTGCCGTCGCACGCACGCTGACCTGCGATCGTATCGACGTCTGGATGGAACGCTAACGGCTCAGGAGTGGCAACATGAAGCCTACGGTAGTCACCCTGAGCAACAACACGTCGGGATCGACGGTCTACTCCAACCCGGTAGTCGTCGATCCCTACGCCCGTCCGGGCATCGGCTTGCAGGTCGCGGTCTCTGGCACCGCGACCTGGACCGTGCAGCAGACGCTCGACAACGTGTTCGACGGCACCATCACCCCGACGTGGTTCGATCACCCCGACACCAACATGGTCTCGCAGACGGTCGGCAGGCAGGGTAACTACGCCTATCCACCGCTGGCCATCCGTCTCGCGCTGGCCACGGCCAGCACAGGCTCGGCACGCCTGACGATCATCCAGTCGGGCATCACGGCCTGACATGACCTCCGGGCTCTATGGCGGGAACGCAGGCCTCTACGGGGGCAACCCCGGTCTATACGGAGGCAACGCCGGCCTGTGGAGCGGGGCCAGCGGGCTCGCCAAAGGGGTCGGCGGCAGTGGGCCGTCATACGACCCCGCACTTATCGCGCCTGCCATCAGCATGGCAGTGCCGCAACTGACTTACCCGCCGCAACTCAATGCCGTGTTCGACATATCGACCCTGACCACGGACAATGTGCGACTGGTTGTGGCAAGCGACGCCGCGTTCACCTCTGTTGTCCTCGACCAGTCTATCGTCGTCGGGGCCGGATCGCAGGCTTTTCCGGGGCTGTCATCCATCCTGTCCGGCAAGCAGTATTATCGCGAGCGCATCGAACGCGCCTCGCTCTACTACGGCCCGTGGTCCAATATCGTTACCCACGGGGACGCCACAGCGCCTGTGCTTTCCAGCCCGACCGCCGTGGCTGCCAGCGCTTCGACGGCCAATCTGGGCGTCACGTCGGACACGGGCGAGGGTGTCCTGTACTACAGCGTGCTTCTCTCGACGCTGGCAGCTCCGACCCCAACGGCTTTTCTCGCGGGGGCGACCGGCGGCGTCGCTACCGGGTCCACGTATACCCCGAGTGCGGGCGTCAATAGCTTCAACGGCGTCAGCACGCCCGGCCAGACCACCACGATAAGCGCATTCAGTTCCGGCAGCGTGACAGACACAGCCTGTACGCTTTCCATCAACGTCAATGCTGCGGACGGCACGCTCTACTGGTACGTCGGAACCAGCGCTACGCCCCCCAGCGTCTCCGCGCTCAAAGCCGGGACCGGGGCGGCGGCTTATGGCAGCCAAGCCGTATCCGTGTCTGGGGCGCAGGTTGTCCCGGTGTCGGGCCTTTCCGGTTCGACGACGTACTACGCCTATGCGGTGTACGAGCGGCTGACCTCGTACAAGGGGCACTACTTCCAGCAGGATTACGCTCCCAACAACAGCAACGTGGCCTCGTCTGGCGCGTTCAACGTCACCTCGGGCACCGGCACCGTCTCCGGCGGCAGCTTCACCACGGCAGCGGCGGCCGGCCCTGTGGTGTGGAACCCGAGCGACAAAGCTGCGGGCATCACCCTGTCCAATGGCAATCTCACCGCCGCTCAAGGTACTGGAGGGGCGTGGTCCGGGGGTCGCAGCCTTCTCAGCCGTGATGGCGTGATCAAGCGCTTTGCTGCCTGGCGCCTGGATTCGCTTACCGGCGGACAGGGCGCGGGCATGGCGATAACCAATAGTTCGTGGCCTGTCACCTCGTTCCCCGGAGGTTCCTTCGGGTCCATCGGCTACTATCAGTCCGGCGACATCTACCCCAACGGCTCCTCACTGATCGCGACCGGGGTGCCCTTCGCCCAAGGCGACATCATCGGTCTGTGCTTCCACGACGACACCCTCGGCGCCCGCGCCGTCTGGTTCACGAAAAACGGGGTTCCGGTCTACGGCGATCCCGTTGCCGGGACGGGCGGCATCGGCGTGCCGTGGACCCCGGCGTATGCGTTCTACACCATGTTCGGGGTCGGCGTGACCGTGACGTCGGTTCTCGGCTCGCCGCCGAGCGGCTACGTGCAGTGGGAGTATTGACCGGTGGCGTATAACCCCAGCACCAGTACCGTGGTCGGCTCCTACGTAGGTATCGACTCGATTATCGGCGAAGGCGGGTGGAACACGCGACTGGCGCCGAGCGCCAACGACGGGACCATGGCTACGGGTGCGGATGTGGCCTGCGGGTGGACCAGAGGGCCGAGCGCTAGCTCGTGGACGCGGTTCCTGCGGCCCAACGACAACTACGACATGACCAACGACGACTGGATGGCCAGCGCGGGCGGCGGCACCTACGACATAGACATCTGCTATTCGGACCCGACCGTCAGCTACATGATGGGATGCACCTGGCTTTTCAAATCGGTCAACGGCGTCGTCACAAGGACCAATTACCCCCAGGACACCTCCTACGACAGCAACGATTTCTCGACGAAAATGATCGGCAAATCGCTGGCGATCGACCCGGCGAACGCCAATGTGGTGTGGGTTGGCATCAACGATATTCGATACACCGTGGATGGTGGTACGAACTGGACGACGGTCTCCACCGGAACCCTCCCGGCGCCTATCACGCTGTACTGGACCAACTTCAACACCCGCACCGGGTCGATGCCGGTGGGAGCGACGATCACCGGGGGCACCTCGGGCGCTACGGCGGTGCTGTTCAACGACGCCTGCGATACGGGCACGTCCGGCGGGTTCCCGAACGGCGTGATCTACGTGAAGTCGATCACCGGCACGTTCGTGCATGGCGAGGACATCAAGATTTCCGGCGTCACCGTCGCCAAGATCGAAATTTACGACGGGGCCTTTCGCTCGCTCGGGCGCCGCAGGTACAACATCGCCTTCGATCGCAGTTCGACGGTGACCGGCGGCAGGACCCAGGGCATCTACATCTACATTCCCGGCTACGGGGTATACCGCTCCACCAATGCCGGGGCGTCGTGGTCCCTGATGGCGGGAACCTCGACCTTCACTCCGGGCTCGATGAAAGTCAGCCCGTTGAACGGCTACGTCCACCTCGCCGGGTGGGCTGGGGGCCTCGATGCGGCAGGCATCGCCAATACCTATCGTCGGTGGAACGGCTCGACGTGGTCGGCACCAGGCGCGACATTCAAGACGACCGCTATCTCCCCGCACAACGCGGGTCACCTCTACGGCATAGACGCGGGCGGCGGGACGTACTTCTCGTCCGACAGCGGAGGCACCTGGACCAGTCAGGCGCTATCCACCGTCACTCCCGTCAACATCGGCTGGATCGCCAACACCGACAACTATTTCAAATCCAATGGCGACATCGAGTTCCAGAAGAATATAAACCGGCTGTGGATGGCCGATGGCATCGGCATGGCCTACGTCGACAACCCCCCTACCAACGGTTCGTCGATCAACTGGCTTGAAGCCGGCGCGGGCGTCGAGAACATGATCTCGGGGATGATGGGCGTCACCCCCAACGGTACGTTGATCGGCGGGGTCCACGACCGCGAAGGCTTCGTCATACCCAAGGCGCAGATCGGCCTCGCCTACCCCGCACGGCCGGCAATCACGAGTTCCTTCGGGCACGGCGGCAGTTTCGATTGGGCGCCAGAAGACCCCAATTTCATCGTCGGGTGCAACTACGTGCCTAACGACAATTCCCAATCCATCGGGGGATACAGCACCGATAACGGCGTGACATGGCACGCAATGCCGGGGTCCATCATCAGTCAGCACGGAGGGATCGGCGCCGGCAACATCATCGCGTTGTCCAAGACGGTATTCGTGCAGCGCTGCCAAGCCAACGGCCCCGTTATCTGGACCAAGGACAGCGGTCTGACATGGACGACACTGAGTTACGGGGGCGGCTCCAACCGGGGCATGCCGCTGTACTACGCCACCGCGCGCTTCCTCGTCCGCGATCCCTACACCGCCAACCGGTTCTATCTGTACCAGCCTGACGACGACGTCAGCAACTCGGACCCGAATATCGTGGCCAGTCGCGGATGCTGGCAGTTCGACTACAACACGGGCACGCAGACCATGAGCGTCACGCGCAAGCGATCGACGTGGATCACGGGACCTGTCGACTACTTCCATGGGCAGCTCGTGCCTTACGGCCCCGGCAAGTGGCTTTTCACGTCCGGTGATGGGGCCAGCGGCGTGCGGTACTCGGCCGATTCCATGGCAACGTGGACGGATGTTGTCGCTACCGATCCCGTGTTCGGAACCGGTACGATGGGCATGCTCCTCGGGCTTGCCTGCGGCCCCGGCATCAGCCCAGCGTCTCCGCCCGCCGTGCTGGTCTACGGCGCGCGATCGCAGACAGCCCCGCATTATGAGTCTTGGGGGGCGTGGCTCTCGGTAGACGGCATGGTCAATTGGAAACGGATCGCGCAGTTCCCGGACAACTATTGGGGAACTCTGTGGAATTGGGCGGCGGACCCCAATGAGTTCGGGCTGTTCTATTTCGGCGGTAGCCAAGGCTGGGGACGGCTCAAGTATACGGACTCGCGGCTCCAGACTTGACGCACCTTGCTAGCCGACCCACGCTTTGCTAGGGTCAGCCCGACGGAAGGTGTACCGGCCATGGTGCGCTGCTGTGAAAGCAGATAGGGAACATGGCCACCAGCGGAACCATCTCAGCAACGACGTTCACGACGCGGCAGGTTATCGAACATGCCTCGCGGCGCGCGGGGCTAGCTGCTGAACGCCTGACGGCCGAGCACATCTCGACGGCCAACGATTCGCTCTATCTCCTGCTCTCGGACCTTGCCAATCAAGGTGCGCCGCTGTGGTGCATCGAGCGCGTGATCCTGCCGCTCTACGACGGCAACTACAGCGTGCCTACGGGCGTCGGCACGGTCGACGTGCTCAACGCCAATCTGCGCTATCTGCAAGAGGTCACGGGCACCGACGTCGACACACCCACCACGCGCACCATCCAGTTCACGACCGATACCGAGGTGACGACCGTAGGGGTCAAGTGGGCGGCAGCATCCGTGCCGATCGCCCTTGAGCGCTCGGACGACGGGGTGACGTGGGCCACGGTCCAGAGCGAGACGCCCGATGCTTCGGCCGGCGAGTGGACATGGTTCGACATCAGTACCGTCGTCGCCTCCCGCTACTTCCGCGTGCGTGCAACCTCCGGCACGCTGTCGTTCAGCCTCGTCTACACCGGTAACTCGCCGACCGAGATTGCCCTCGGCGTGCTGAACAAGGACGACTACACGCAACTCCCCAACAAGAGCTTCACGTCCAGCCAGCCGCTGCAATACTGGATGGATCGGCAGGTGCCCCAGCCGATCATGCGGTTGTGGCCAACACCCAACGACGCTGCCGAAGTCCGTCAGATCGTCGCATGGCGGCATCGCTACATCATGGACGTCGGCCCCATGACGCAGACGCTCGACGTGCCGCAGCGCTGGTTCGAGGCCGTCGTCTCCATGCTCGCGGCCAAACTGGTCGTGGAGTACCCCGACGCGGACCTCAGCCGCTCGGCATTGCTCGACCAGAAGGCTGAGCGCGCGCTGTATGTCGCGCAGCAGGAGGAAAGCGACCACTCGCCGGTCAACATCGTCCCTGCGATCGGAGTTTATACGCGGTGAGCCTCTATCTCGACACGCGCGGCTTGACGTCGCTCAGCATCGCAGTGTGCGACCGGTGCCACATGAAGCGCTCGATCACCGAGCTCGTGCCCGACCCGAACAATCCCGGCATTCGCGCCTGCCGCGATCGGGGTTGCGTCGACCAGTTCGACCCGTGGCGGCTGCCCGCGCGCTCCCCGGATCAGATCGCTGTGCGGTACCCCCGGCCCGATGCGCCGATCGGCACGAATCCGGCGGGATACATCTCCGAGGACGGAGACGAGTTCATTTTGACCGAGGACGGCGAAGGATATTTGGTCCTATGAGCACCGTGCCGTCGAACCTCATCCCGACGCGGACGACGCAACTCCCGCTATACGCAGGCTCCAACACGAACGGGACCATCGTCTACGTACTGTCAGGCGTGACGTACCAGGCGCAACTGTCGACGCTGTTCGCAGCCGTCGGCGGGGGCACCGTCACGTCAGTCAATGTCTCGGGCGGCTCGACGGGCCTGTCGTTCAGCGGCGGCCCCGTGACGCTCAACGGCACGATCACGGCGGGCGGTACGCTGCTGGTGGCCAACGGCGGCACGGGCGCCGCGACGGCGGCCGGCGCACGGGCCAACATCCTGCCAAGCTTCAGCGGTAACGCAGGCAAGGTACTCGCAGTTAACGGCGGCGAGACCGATGTAGCCTATATCGCCGCCGCGACGGGCACCGTGACCTCCCTCGACGCCAGTGGCGGCTCTACGGGGCTGTCGTTCAGCGGCGGCCCCGTGACATCCAGCGGGACGCTGACGCTCGCCGGCACCCTCGCGCTTGCCAGCGGCGGTACGGGCGCTGGCAATGCTGCCGGCGCGCGAGCTGCCATACTGCCGTCCTACGCGGGCAACGGGGGTAAGGTACTCGCGGTCAATGCGGGCACGACCGACGTCGAGTATATCACGGTTTCCGGATCGGGCACGGTCACGTCTGTCGCGGTATCCGGCGGCACCACGGGCCTTTCGGCCAGCGGAGGCCCCATCACAGGCGCCGGTACGATAACCCTCGGCGGTACTCTCGGCGTTGCGAACGGCGGCACCGGGCAGACGTCCTACACCAATGGCCAGTTGCTGATCGGCAATACGACCGGAAACACGTTGGCCAAAGCGACGCTGACGGCTGGAGCGGCCATCAGCATCACCAACGGTGCAGGGTCCATCACCATCGCCACGCCTATCACATCCACAGGCGATCTTATCGTCGGAAACGGGTCCAACAGCGGCACGCGGCTGGCGATCGGGACCAGCGGGCAAGTGCTGACGTCGAATGGCACAACTGCTGCGTGGGCGACGCCCGCTGCGGCTGGTGCGTGGACGTTGCTGGCTACGCTCACGTCGACCGGCGCGGGGCCTTGGGATTTTACATCCATATCGTCGTCCTACTCGGACCTGGCTATCGAGATAAACGCTACGCACGCGGGCACCGCCGGGTCGATGCAACTCGCCGTATCCCCGGATGGGTCGACGTGGTCGACGGTGAAGTCCATCTCGGAATCCATAGCCAGCGCGCCCATGAGGGGTAATGTTTTTCTCCCGCATTACCGGGGAGACCTTATCCAACTCATCGGAGCGGTCAGCCAGGACGCCGGGTCCAGTCCCGCGTACCTGAACGCCCCCGGCTCGGGGTTCCAGTCAGTCGGCAGTTTTCTATGCACGGGCGGTATAACCGGTGTTCGCGTGCAACTCGGAAACGGGACACTATCGGCCACTTCCATAAAACTGTACGCGAGGTAAGCGATGCCGCGTTTCGACATGAGACTTGGCCGCGAGTTGACCCCCTCGGAGGAAGCCGCTGCCCGCGCGTCGGAGGTTCTGCAGGCGCCCGCCAACCCGGTCCCTGAGGCCGTGACGCCGCTCCAGATGCGTCGGGCGCTACGGCAGGCGGGGCTAAAGGCGCAGGTCGACGCCTTTGTCGCGGCGGCCGGGGAAGAAGCGCAGGAGGCGTGGGAATACGCAGTTGAGGTTCGCCGCGACGACGCGCTGGTCGCTGCGGCAGCCGCTTCGGTAAGCATGAGCAGCGGCGCGTTGGACAACCTGTTCCGGCTCGCTGCGACGATGACGGTTTAGGAGGCTTCGGGGTGGCATCCTCAGCACGCATGGTCACTGAATCCACCGAGACGTGTAGTTCGCTCCTCGCGTCTCGTGGCGGCACCAGCGGGGTAACAGCCGCTGGCGCCATGAAGGGGTTGGGAATGCCGATGGACGCTTCGATGCTGGTTGAAGGTGGCAAGGCGGCAGGCATACTGGCCATACTGGTCGCGCTTGGCCGGGGTATAGCCTATCTCCTGAACTGGCAGGGTGCGCGTGACGAACGGCGCGCCGCCAAGATGCGCGAGTGGGAAGAATCGCTCCAACGCCGTGAGCGGGAGTACCGCGAGCGCATCGAGAGCGATCTTGAGGCCCTGCACCGCGACGTCGCGTCCCTTCGAGGCACGGTCGCCCGCGTCTGCAACGCAGGCGCCGGTCTCGCCCTCGAACTGCGCAAGCACGACCCGGATAGCGCCGCGCTCGAACGCTGGCAGCGGGTGTTGCAGGGCGCCTTCCCTACCGACCCGGTACTGCCGAGCGATATGTCCTCGCTGGTTCTTCAGTTGAAGAAGCAGATACCAGCCAAGCGGAGGTCGCGCCGTGACGAAGATTAGCTTCCCCACTCGCCTGCGCGATGTTTTCCGTCGGCGAGTGCGGTTCCGCTCGGCCATCACCGGTCGTTACGTGAGCCGGCTCTACGCCGTGCTCAACAAGTCGACGACAGTCTGCGAGAAGGGATAGGCCGTGAAACTGATCGAAAGTTGGGGCACCGTCCTCTGGCACAGCGCAACGACGTGGGTGACGGCTGCGGTCAATCTGATCGTCGCGCTGGTAGGCCTGCACTGGGCTGTCCTGCTCGGCGTGCTCCCCTTCGTGCCCTCCACGCTGCAACTGCCGCTGGCGCTGCTGATCGCTGCCATCGTGACGGCGCCGACGCTGATCGCGCGCATCTGGAAGCAGCCCAAGTTGCAGGCGAAGATGGAAGCTAAGCGCGGTGCCTAGCCCACTGGAAACCCTGCGCCAGCGCAACGCGGCGGCTGGCAGGCCGGCTACGGTCCTGACGCCTGCGCAGAAGCATGGCGCAATCGGGCTGGCCATTACCGCTGCCGTCGCGGTCGCATCACCCATCGCCGAGCGCTGGGAAGGCTACCGGGGGAAAGCATATTTAGACCCGGCCCATATCTTGACTCAATGCTACGGGGAGACAGAGGACGTCGACCCCTCGCGCGTCTATTCGCAGGACGAGTGCGCAACGAAGTTGCGCGCCCGCATGGCCCGCGACTACGCCCCGGTGTTAGCTAAATGTATGCCGTCCCTCGTCGGCCCTGACTGGCCACGCTACACGCAGGTCTACGGGGCTCTGCTGGACGCCAGCTACAATGCAGGCCCCGAGCGGACTTGCGACAAGTACGCGCCGCTGGTCAACGCCGGCAACATCGCCGCTGCCTGCAACGCACTGCCGACGTGGTTCATCAGCGCGAAGAACCGCAAGACGGGCGTGCGTGCCGTCTATCCTGGTCTCATTAACCGTCGCAAGGACGAGCAGGCTGTTTGCCGGAGGGCGCTGCGGTGAGCGACCTGTTCGCCTCGCTAGCAGGCAAACTGCTTGGAGGGGCCTCGCTGTTCCTGCTACTCGCCCTTGGCGTGCAGACATGGCGATTGACCAGCGCGCACAATACGATCGAGAAGCGCGATTTGCAGATCAAGGCCGTCGCGGCCGAGAGGGACCGCTTCAAGGACGCACTCGCGTTCTATGTGAGCACGGGCCAGTTGCAGGCCGATCGCGGCAAGCAGGCCCTGCGCGAGCACGAAGGCATGTCGGCGGAGTTGCGCAAGCAGGCCGACCGTATCCGTACCGTGCGCGTCGCTGGGGCCGGGTGCGAGACGCCGGGCGAAGTAATGGGGGCACATGGGCTATGAGCCAGTTCCACCGCCTCGCATCGCTCTATCTCACCATCGCGGTTCTGACTGTTTTCCTCACGGGCTGCGGCAGCGATAGAGTCGTAAGCGTCCCGACGCCGGTTGCTTGCGTCAAACCTGCCGATGTGCCGGACGAACCCGCCCCGGTAGCGTCGCAACTCACTGGCGATGCGCGTCGGGATATTGCCGTGGTCGCGGTACTTGCGCTTGAACTGCGCGATTACGCAGGGAAATTGCGCGCGCTGCTGAAAGGATGTGGAGCCTGACCATGGCGGACGCGATGACCTTCACCAGTCTGCAAGAGGACATGCGGCGCTATCTGGAACGTGGGGACGCCACGGCGGATCCGATCGTTTTCGACCAGATTCCGCGCCTGATCAACCTCGCCGAGCGCCGCATAGCGCAGGAACTGAAGATAGAGGGCTTCATCGTGCCGGTGACTGGCACGCTGCAAGCCGATGTTTCCGTCTACCCCAAGCCCGACCGCTGGCGGCAGACGACCTCGTGGTCGATCGGCACAGGCACGGCGAGCGAGAACCGTGTCGTGCTGCTTACCCGGTCTTACGAGTACCTGCGGACTTTTTGGCCTGACGCGACGCAAACCGGGCAGCCGGTTCTCTACGCCGACTACGACGCAAACCACTGGCTGCTCGCGCCGACGCCGGATGATACCTACCCCTTCGAGGTTCTGTATTACGAGCAGCCCGAATTGCTGAGCGATGCGGTGCAGACGAATTGGGTGACGGAGAACTTGCCGCAACTGCTGCTCTACGCTTCACTGCTGGAAGCGTCCCCGTTCCTGAAAGCGGACGACCGCATCACAGTCTGGCAGCAGATGTACGACCGCGCCGCCGCCACCGCCAACGGTGAAGACCTCGGCAAAATTCTCGATCGCGCCTCCGTGCGCGACAAGGCTTAGGGAGACATTCGGTGGCGTCCTTCACACAGGTCTTCGGCGGGACCACGATCTACCCATCACAGGTTAGCTACGTCGCCTTCGCCCTCACGGCGGACCTGACGCTGGAATGGCCGCTGGACGCGGCTACCGGTGCGGACATCGTCGCTTCGATCGTCGACCTGACGACCGGCGGTTCGTACACGATCACGATGCCAGATGCTCGCCAGGCATCGAACGGGCAGACGGTCCTGTTCAACAACCTCGGGCCTAGCGACGTCAGCATCGTCACGGCTACGGGCGGCGCCCTGCTCACCCTCTCGGCGGGGGAAGTGTGGCAGGTCTACCTGACCAGCAACATGACCGAGGCTGGAACATGGCGTGTGTTCCAGTACGGGGCTTCTACGGCGCAGGCGCAAGCCTCGGCGCTCGCGGGTGCTGGCATCATCGCCATCGGCTCCGTGCTGGCGCAGGCGACGGACGTGTCGACGATCACGTCGACGCCCTATACGCTGCTCAGCACCGACCGGGCGGATGCCTTCGTCTGGACTGGCGCCCTCGGCACGCTGCGACTTCCTGCTGCGGCGGACGTGGGTAACAACTGGTTCGTCAACGTGCGTAACGGGGGCACCGGCAACTGGACGATCGACCCCTCGGGCTCGGAAACGATCAACGACGCTTCGACGTTGACGCTGCTGCCGGGCGACAGCGCCGTGCTGGTAACAGATGGAACCGAGTGGTGGACCATTGGCCTCGGCAAGCAGTCGATTTTCACTTTCGACTACACGTCGGTCAACCTCGGCGGCGTGTCGGGCACCTACACGCTCGCAGGTGCCGAGCTTAACCGCATCGCCTATGATTTCACGGGCGCGCTGGCCGGCAACACGACCGTCGTCGTGCCGCCCACGACACAGCAGTATTGGATAACCAACTCAACCTCGGGCGGCTTCACCCTGTCGCTCAAGGTGTCCGGCTCCAGCGGCAGCATCAACATCGCGTCGGGCGACAAGAGCATCTACTACTCCAATGGTTCCGACCTGGTCCAGGCCGTCACCACCTCGGGCATTCCGACACCTATCAGCATCGCCGATGGCGGCACCAATGCCACGTCGGCCGCTAACGCGCGGACCAACCTCGGTGCGGCGGCATCGGGCACCAACGCCGACATCACTCGCATGACCGGTCTTGCGAACGGCTCGGTGTCGGCGCCGGCACTCTCCTTCTCGGCGTCGACCAGCACCGGCATCTACCGTTCGGCGGCGAACGAACTGGCAGCCTCGGTCAGCGGTACGCGAGGTCTGTGGATCGACGGGAACACGGCCAACGCCGGCAATACCATCATCGGGTTCAACGCAGCGCCGGCAGCGGCCATCAGTTCCAGCATCGTCGCGATCGGCGCGCGCACCGGGCGCGTCACCACGGGCGCGGGCAACACGATCGTCGGCACCGATTCGGTGTTCCTGCTGTCCACCGGCACTAACAACACGATCATCGGCTACGCGGTGGCGAACAGCCTGACGACGGGTGGCAACAACACCCTCATCGGGTACAATGCGGCCCCCTCATCGGCCACGATCAGCAACGAGATCACTCTCGGCAACAACGCCATTACGGCGCTGCGGTGCAACGTGACGACCATCACATCGCTGTCCGACGGGCGCGACAAGACGGCGATCTACACGCTCAAGCCCGGTCTCGACTTCATCGCGGCACTGCGCCCCGTCGAGTTCAAGTGGAACATGCGCGACGGCGCCAGGGCCGGTGATTCGGACATCGGTTTCATCGCGCAGGAACTCATCGCCGCGCAGGATAGAACCGGATACCACATCCCGAACCTCGTCAATGACAGCAACCCTGATCGGCTTGAGGCCGGCTACGGTGCTTTGGTCCCGGTGCTCGTGCGCGCGGTCCAGCAACTCGATGATCTCTGTGGAGAACTGACCAAGCGGGTGCGAGACTTGGAGGCCCGTCTTGGCTAAGGGCGTTCTCCTCAAGATCGCGTCGCAACCCGGCATCAAACGGGACGGAACGCAATTCGAGGGCGACAACTACGTCGATGGGCAGTGGTGCCGCTTTCAGCGCGGGCTGCCGCGCAAGATGTGGGGCTATCGCGCTATCAACAAGTACCTGCACGGTCTGGCACGGACCCTGCACGGGTACACGCGCAACACGCTGACATACGTCCACGCTGGCGCGGCCACCCACGTCGAGCATTTCACAGTCAGCGGGTCCGGCAACACCTCCATCATCAGCAATCGCACGCCATCAACACTCGTCGACGACGAGCGGAATATGTGGCAATTCGACAGCATCGCCGACGGCGCAAGCGGGACTAACCTGCTGGTCGCCCAAGTTGCACCGAACCTGATCTGCATCTGCAACTCGGAAGGCGGCCAGTTGTTCACGGGCGACTTGTTCACCACGACGGCGCTTACCGAGGTGACGACGGTTCCGCCCAACTTCGACGCCACGGGCGGCGTCGTCGTGCTGCACCCGTATACCGTCGTCTTTGGAACGAACGGGTATGTCGCGTGGTCCGTCCCCGGTGATCCTACCGATTTCACCGGGTCTGGCGCGGGTAACGCCTACGTCACCGGGCAGAAAATCATCCGGGGGATGCCTCTGCGTGGCGGCCCCGGTAACGCACCTTCCGGGCTATTCTGGTCCGCCGATAGCCTCGTCCGCGCCAGCTACATCGGTGGCACCCCGGTCTTCCAGTTCGACACCATTTCGTCGCAGTCGTCCATCTTGGGCGCGCAGACGGTGATCGAATACGACGGCGTCTTCTACTGGATTGGCACCGACCGTTTCCTGAGTTTCAACGGCGTCGTGCGCGAGGTTCCGAACAACCTCAACCTGAACTGGTTCTTCGACAACCTCAACGCTTCGCAGCGCCAGAAGGTCTTCGCCTACAAGGTGCCGCGTTTCGGTGAGATATGGTGGTGCTTCCCCTTCGGCGACGCAGAGGAGCCGACGCACGCTGTCATCTATAACGTCCGTGAAAATACGTGGTACGATACCGAGTTGCCCAACGGGGGGCGGGCGGCGGGGTTGTCTCCGGCAGTGTTCCGCCGCCCCATGCTTTCCGGCGTCGAGCCGCAACCGTTCATCGCGGTTGACGCCAGCGTCGTTGCCGGCGGGAGCGGATACGCCGTGGGCGACGTGCTGTCCGTGGTCGGCGGGATTGGGGCGATCCCGATCGAACTTACGGTCGCCACGGTTGCGGCAGGCGCGATCAGCAGCGTTACCATATCGAATATCGGCTCTTACGAGGTTGTTCCCGCCAACCCGGTATCGGTGACCGCAACCACGGGCACCGGCATCAACGCCACGTTCGGCATAACATTTACCGCCCCGTACCGCTTCTGGATTCACGAGACGGGGCTGAATGAGATCGTCGAGCAGGCCGAGCAACCCGTGCTGTCCTATTTCGAGACAGCCGACATCATGCTCCCCCTGATGGGTGCAGACATGCCTGACAGGTGGCTGGAGGTCGGCATCGTCGAACCCGACTTCGTGCAGTCCGGCGACCTAACCATGACCGTAACCGGTCGCCAGAATGCCCGATCGCGCATGGTCGCGTCCGAGGCGAAGATCATCTACGAGGAGCCATCGACCACTAACGAGGAGGTCGTTTATTTCAAGACGCAGCGTCGTCAGTTGCGGTTCCACGTCGAGAGCAACGCCATCAACGGCGATTATCAGATGGGTCAGGTCCTGGCCCATGTGAGCATCGGTGACGGGACGAGTGTCACATGATCGACCCGCGTGGCCTGTCCTTGCGCGATTGGTGCGATTCCGTCATACTGAGCAACGGCGACGCTTGGTCTTTCGGGCGTCTCACCGACGAGAGCATGTGGCAGGATTGGGCAGCGGGTTTCGTCCGCGCCTCACCCTTTGCGCAACGTGCTGTGCCGGACCCCTACCAATTCACCGACTGGCGAGAGTGGGCCATGCGCAGTTACACCATGCTTGAGGGCCAAGGCTGATGTCGCTCAAGGACTATGGCGGCGACGCCCGCTACGCCGCCAAGGCAGCGCTTCTCGGCCCCAACGCCGGGATGGATATGTCGCTTGCCGACACCTGGAGCAAGCTGGGCGTCCCCTACCAACTGTACGACGATCCAGGCCTTGATCGCGGTGACGACAACGCGGTGTCACCCTACGCCTTCGCGGGCGGTCAAATCCCGGTCTACGATGGGCAGACGTTCAAACTCGTGAAGGGCGGCAAGACGCTCTACGAGGGGGCGGGTATTGACGCGCTCAAGCAGGCGACCTACCTGAGCAGGAGCCTCGGCCGCGGCTGGAACATCTACGGCTCCACGCCCGATGCAGACCCCGATTCAACCGCGCTCAATCCGTTGTTCGCGCAGGGCACTGCGGGCCTCGGGTACGCCGGCAAGAGCAAGTCCGACTTCAGCCTGACGTTCCTTCTCGGTGCGCTGCCGCTGGCTGCGGCCATCGCCGCGCCATTGGTCGGCGGTCTGCTAGGTGGGGGTGGCGGCGGTGCAGCGGGGGCTACCGCCGCCGGATCGGCCGCTGGTGCGGGGGGCACGGCGGCCGGTTTGGGCAGCGCGGCTGCTACTGGTGCAACGGGCATCGGTAGCGCAATCGCCAACGCCGCCGCGCTCGCCCCCACACTGGCGGCAGGTGCCGCGCCTATCACCGTCATTGGCGCGACTGGTGCCGGCCTATCTGGCCTCGGCGCAGCCGGCCTCGGCGCGGCTGCGCTGGGTGGGGGCGCGGCACTAGGTGGGGGCGGTGTGGGGGCTGGCACCGGGACGGGTGCCGCGCCATACGACGGCATCACAGTCGTAGGTAATCCCGCGCCGGGCATCGACCTGTCGCAACTGGCCAATATCGGCGTCGACTACGGGGGCTTGACCGGGATGGAGGCGCTGACCGGGGGCGGTGCGCCGCCGACCACGACGGGGCCGGAGATAGTTGTTCAGGCTCCGCAGCCGCCCACGATTGACACAGGCGTTCTCGCGGGTATGCCGGGCGTCGGGGCGGTAACCCCGCCAGCGGAGCCCGATATAGTCGTGACGGGCTCGCAGAATCCGCCCTTGGACATCGACCCGCTCGGCGCCCCTGTCGCGGTCGGCGGAGCGGCTACGGGCGCGCTGACCGGCAGCACCCCGCCCATCACCGCCGAGAACACGGCCGCCGCGCCGAAGTCGACATTGGACAAGATCACCGACTATCTCCAACTCGGCGGCCTTGCGACGGGGCTGCTTGGTAATGTCCTCGGCGGCAGCCAGACGGGAAGCAACGGCAAGGTGCCCGCCGGGATCAACGGGAACCTCAACCCGATCTTCTCGGCGCAGTTGCCCACGGCGAACATACCCGGCGTCGGTGCGTCGTCGAACCTCGGCACGCCCACGATGCCCGCACAGGATTGGGAGCGCTACGGCATGCGCCCGGAGCAGAGCTTCTTCAACTACGTGCCGCAGGGCTACACGCCGCCCGCACCGGGTGTGAAGGATGAGCGGTGGGACAAGGGTTTCGCCGTTGGCGGCGGGGTAAGCACTGGACGCAGCGACGACATCAAGGCGCGGCTGTCTGACGGAGAGTACGTCATTGACGCGGAGACCGTGGCGTTGCTCGGCGATGGATCGAGCAAGGCGGGGGCGGATACCCTCGACAAGTTCCGCGTCAATGTGCGCAAGCACAAGGGCCACGACTTGGCGGAGGGGCGATTCAGCGTGAAGGCCAAGGCGCCTGAGCAATACTTGAGGGGTAGGTGATGGCCGGACTGACTGACTTCCTACAGGAAGGTGCAACGATCCCGACCGGCTCGGCGCTGACGGCGAACACGAACCAGACGGTGCTACCGGACTGGTACACCAACTACGCCATGAACCTGCTGTCCGGGCAGCAGGCGCTTAGCCAGCAGCCCTACCCGGCATACCAGGGACCGCGCGTCGCCGGGTTCAACCCGACTCAGCAACAGGGCTTCCAGCAGACGCAGCAGGCGGCGAATGCCTACCAGCCCGCGCTTCAGTCCGCGCTCGGCGCTACCTCGGCCCTCGTGGGCTCCAGTTCGCTCGGCATGGCGCAGCCGTATTTCAACAACGCCCAGAAGTACGACCCCCTGTCGGCGTCGTCGATCGACTATAACCAGTCGCGCGATGCGATCGGCCGAGCGCAGGGCATCAATCCGGCGCAACAGGCAGGTAACTACTACGGGCAGGCGCTGGGCATGAGTCCGGGCGCGTCGGCCGCTGGCAACTACGCCAGCGCTGAGAATGCCTTCGGGCAGGCGCAAGGGGCCAATGCTTCCGGCGCGGCGCAACCATACTTCAATCAGGCGCTAGGCATGAACCCGCTGGCGGCAGCCGACCCGAGCTACAATGCGGCGACAGGCATGTCTGGCCTCGGCGCGGCGCAGCCGTATTACGGGGGCGCCCTTGGTTATCTCGGGCAGAGCACCAGCCCGACGGGTATCGCCATGGCGTCGCCTTTCCTGTCCGGCGCCTCGGGCAACGCCCAGAATGTCGACGCCTACATGAACCCGTACACCGATGCGGTGGTCAACCGCATCGCGGACCTCGGAACGCGCAACCTCGCCGACAACATCATGCCGGCCCTCGAAGGGCGCTACATCACGTCCGGGCAGTTCCGGGGAAGCGGCCAGTTGACCGACACGATGCGCGCCGTGCGCGACACCAGCAATGACATCCTCGGGCAGCAGTCGACGGCGCTCCAGCAGGGCTACAACAACGCCCAGCAGGCCGCGCTGGCGGACCTCA